CATCCTCTCCATTTTCATATACAAAGTAATACAAATATGTTAAATAATTCATTATCAAATGCTTCAACCATTGGTATATATCACAAGGATATGCCAAATAAATTTGTTATGTTGGCGACCTCAAATAATACCACTGTATTTTCAGTAGATGGTAGTGGCACCGTATGTATAGGTAGTAATAGTGCTATCTATTTAGGATCAAATGGAAATGCCATAATGAATACAGTTATTACAAGTAATATTGTTCTTTATAATAGTTTATCCGTTGATAGTAATGTTTCCTTTACCGGTTTTGGAACAATACAAGGATCTAATATTTATACCAGTAATATCGTGGGAAGTAATCTCACATCTTCTAATATTATAAATATAAATGGGATTACTACTTCAAACATTTTAACAAATACAATTAATTCTACAATAAATGCTACATTCAACAATGTATTTATTGCTGGTACATTGAGTGGTCAAAGTCTTGATCCTTTTCAAGGTGAAAGTAGTTCTACCTATTTCAGTCCTGCTGCCTCGAATACGGGTTCTGTCTCTCATTTCAAATCATCCAATGTTCTCATATCTATTAATAGTAATTATACAGCAGAATTAGCAGGAGCTATTGCTGGTAATTACAATGGAGTTGTACAAATACGAACCTATGGCTTTCCAAACAACCCTATATCTGCTGGAGTATCTGTATATGGTTACGACTATTCCAGTATGCTTGTAACAGCAAATCGGCCCTATTATCAACTACAACGACCAAATAATATTACATATAATATTGGAATAAATGATCAAAATGAAATGTTCTTTGGTATTTCAAATAATACAAGTCTCGATTATACCCTCGCTTCTCTAAAAGTGGCATCCAATGCCGTAACCATTGGAAATTCAAAGACAGTCATGTATGTGAATTCAAATGGATCTATTCTTGTCTCAACATCAGGACAAAATACACCTCTACTTACAAATACAGGAGGATTTGAAGTAATAGGTACTACCTATTTCCGTACAGGCGGTAATGTAGCGGCGTTGTTCGTAAATGGAACAACCGGTAATGTGGGTATAGGGAAATCAGATCCATCAAGACCATTGGATGTTACAGGAAATATGATTATAGATGGAAATGTTGGTATTGGAACGACCATTCCCTTGTATAAATTACATGTACAAGGCAATGCTTATTATAATAATAGTGTTGGTATTGGAACGACAGCACGAAAAACATTGGATGTAATTGGAGATGTTATCGTTTCAAGTAATATTGGTATTGGAACAACATTACCAAAAGTATCACTTGATATCATAGGTAGTGTTCTTGTTTCAAGTAATATTGGTATTGGAACAACCCGAATCAATTCTTACGGTTTATATGTTACAGGAGATACCTATGTAAGTGGTTCACTTACTGTTACAAATAATGTGACAGCAACAAATATATATGGAAATTTACGAGGTGTAGCAAATTCTGCGGAAGTATCATCCAACGCTTTAGGATTGACTGGAACACCAAATATAGTCGTCGGTACGATTACATCCTGTAATATTATTACAACTAATAATTGTAATATAAATGCTGGTACTGGTACGGTAATAGCATCCTCCTTGATTGGATCAAATATAATTGGTAATTCAATAACGATAAATAGTGAAACAATTATTGGAACACTTTATACAAGTAATTTGATTGTAAGTGGATCAAATACAACCATAAACACATATCTATTAGCAAATAGTAATGTTGCTATCCATAATCAAACGGGTCTTAGTCCAGCTCTTTCCGTTTATCAATCTGGTTTGGGATCAAGCTACCCTGTAGCCGATTTCTATGACGGTGATATAAATACCGCCGTTCCCGCTCTTCGTGTGGCAGATGGGGGCAATATTGGATTAGGTACAACGATTCCCATAGCAAAACTTCATGTTCAAGGCAGTGGATACTTTTCAACCAATGTTGGAATCGGAACCACACTTCCCATACAATCCCTTCATGTACAAGGAAATGTATACTTTTCAAGTAATATTGGAATTGGCACTACGATTCCGTTAGCAAGACTTCATTTAGTTGGTGATATAATATCACCCACATTTACTGGATTAGTAGCACATTTTGGTACAAGTAATGTTCCTACAGGATGGCTCAAATGTAACGGAGCATCTATATCTCGCATAACCTATTCTCCTCTTTTTAGTGTGATTAGCACTACTTATGGAGTAGGTGTTGGAACAACTTCCTTCCAAGTTCCAGATCTCCGTGGTGTCTTTATCCGTGGTTGGGCGGATAATCAAACAACCTACGATAGCGGAAGAGCATTTAATAGTAATATTCAAGATCATGCTTTACAAGATCATCGTCATACTACTACTGATAGAGGTGATCTTGACAGTGGCGGTAATAAAACGGCTCTCACTGGGGGTGGTAGTGGTGGTAATACCGGATTTGTATGGGCTCAAACTGGTATAAATGTAGATACGGAAACACGACCCGTCAATATGGCACTACTGGCATGTATTAAATATTAAATCAAATAATTATAATAATTAATATACAGTCTTATCCAATTCATAAAAGAGAATATAAGCACTTTTATTATTTTTTAGAATAGGTGTAATGTCATCCACATTTGTTATATTGATGTCGTCATAGATATACCATTTTCCGTCGCTATTTTTTGCGGTGGCATAATAATGACCACCATCTATTGAGCCTACATGATTCCCAATGGAACATAAACGATAAACACCTTCCGTATTTTCAAAATGGATATTTATAGGTATTTGAATAGCATCGGTTATTTTCTTAGCAGAACCATCGGGTAATACTTTAAACCGTTTAAAGCAACATACAAGGACATTTGGGTACATAGATACATTGACTGATTTTTCTGCCGAGGAACGAGTATTGCAAAGATCACATTCACGATCACCAATCTGCTCTTTTTGAAACATCGTTTCAAACATTTTATCCATGCCTTTATCCTTTGTTTGTATATCAAGAGATAAGCTACAAAAAGGTTCATACAACCTTGTACATTTTTTACAATGATCACAATTAATACTTGTGGTCGTCCATCCCTGTACTTGTTTTAACCAACGAGACATACATTTTTCATTATAGCTTTTCCAAGCCTGTAGAAATCCATCTACGTCTTTTTCACCACGGACACTTATATCACGCTCTTGTTTTCCAACTTCACTGTTTATCTTATCTACGAGAAGCATCCATAATTCGCATATATCTAATTGCTCACCTGGACGAATCATTCCACGAAGACACGAATAAACCGCCTTCAAAAATCGTATAGGTGCCAGAGATTTATTATCTACCCACATCTCTCGTGTGATCCGCGCCATTTCTTTAGACATATATAGTTTGTTTGATCGTTTTTCTTCTTCATTCTCATAATTTATCTCATTTGGTTCTTCGGTTAGAAGCCAATTTCGTAAATATTCACAATGACCAATACACTGAATCAATGTATTGATGGAGCATGTATTGCCCATATTCTGTAATCCTTGAAGCATGATTAATCAAAAATAATCAAAAATAAAACTACAGCATTACATATATTCCTTATTATGCTTTATGTCCTTTTGTGATTATTAATTTATTTATATTTTATTATTATTCGGGAAGAAGATACATCAGTATTGTCTGTGCTTTTTTCTTACCAATCATCGGTAGTTCGCAGAGACATTTCACCCTATGTTCGTTGTCTGTTAATTCAGCCAAAGCGTTTAATAGTACAAGCATGGTAGGATATTTAGCAGCAATTCCGGTTGCGGTTGTGATGGATATATTTGGTATTTGACATAGTTGCATAAGATAGCAACTGGTAGGTGTAATATTATCTATTTTTTTCACTTTTACATTTTGTAAATAATTAATAGCGGACATATTATCGTTTGATTGTACAGCGATTGTAGTCTGATCATGACCTCCTGAAATTTTCTCTGGATTGGCAAGACATTTTAGGGCAATTGACCATATCCATGCTGCTGTCTCGCTTGTATTCTTTATACATATAACATGAATGCCGTCTCTTAACATACTGTGTATCATCATGCCCGATAGCACAGATGGTTTTACTCCATGTATAGGAATTTTCGTTGAAATTATTTCTTTCATCTCAGGTATACCTTCAAGCATATAAAATACATGACGAGCCAATGTCCCATTTGATAGCAATCTTGCTTTTTGTTCTCGGTAGCGTCCATCTTTCACAGATGCCGCCAAGTCAGCACATGTTTTTCTTTCAAAAAGAATGGATACGACTTCTTCGTTTTTATCCGTTTCTCTAGTTTCTCCAGTTGTACCCGTATCTTTTGCTTTATTTATAATCCGTATTACGACATCACCAATGTACAATTGTTCTGTTTGGATAGTAATTCCAGTAGCATCCGGATTTTGTGAATATTTATCATAATATGAATTCAATAAAGATTGTAATACGGGTTCTCGTGTATCAATCGCAATTTGAACCACCATTTTAATATACAATTTACAATATACATTATATAATATAAGCTAAATTTGTTAAATTACTTTTGTTTATTATATTTCTATCATTTTTTGTTATCTACTCATAGTAGAGTTGGCACATGGAACGAAAAACTATTACAGAAGTAAATCCAGCTTCTTGGGTTCCTTCAAATCGAGTAGGACTTATTCCATGGATATATAAAACATTTAATCGCATACGATACGGAGACGATGATCCTGCTGCCGTTGTGGAATGTGTTGGAACACCCGAGAACGAAGATTGTGAAATAGCACCAAAAGCAAAAACACAACGATTTTTCCCACATCAGCGTATTGTACGAGACATCGTACAACTTGATAGTCCTTACCGAGGATTGCTCTTATTCCATTCGCTCGGTACAGGTAAATCTGCTACATCCATCGCATCTGCGGAAGTATTTACAGCTCGTCATAAGAAAATCCATATCCTTGTTCCTGCCGCATTAGAACAAAACTATCGCGATGAAATTAGAAAATACGCAAATATTGGAAAGGGATTTCGCGGTAATTGGGTTGAAGTAATGATAGATCCATCTTCCGAAGAGGATAAAGAAGCCTATAAAATCTTAAATCGCATACACCGTGTAAATGCGGACTATTTCAAATCCGCTTCTGGAAAAGTTTGGGTTCCCTTTGTTCCAGATGATTTTCCAAAGAGCAAAATCTCACGCGAGGTTCTGTATAAAGAAATGGAAGCAGCAGATAGATTAAAAGTCGCCAAGGCAATTGATAAGATTATTAATTCTCGCTATATTTTTACAAACTACAATGGTCTAACATTGGATAAAGTAAATAGCATCAATCCAAAAGATTTTGACAACAGTTTCGTAATTATAGATGAAGCTCATAACTTTATTCGTCTTATTGCGAATAACAGTGTAATAGCACGGAAGCTTTACAAATACCTGACCGAAGCAAGAGATATGAAGATCATATTGTTGTCAGGAACACCTATCATAAATCACCCCTATGAACTTGGTCTTATGTTGAATCTTGTAAGGGGTACAATTATAACATATGAACTTGGAATACTAAAAGGATCTGTTGTTCCCGTACTTGCGAACATAGAAGAGACATTGAAGAAAGATGATGTATGGAAACATATTGATACGATTGAAGTCACACCAGATAGTGCTGCTCTAAACATAACACTTATAACACCACCTTATGCTCGTAATAATAAAAATACTACTATGTTGGTACGAGTACAGCCAGGATCATACAAATTGACAGATGCTACAAAAATAATGGATAGAATTCGTGATGTATTATTGCCTGAAATAAAGCTTGGAAAACGAGCAAAAGAGACGATAACAAGCGCCTTCCCTCCAAAGAAAGAAGATTACGATAAATTATTCTTAGACACGACGGATCCTAAAAACCCTACCGTGAAGAATACAGATCTATTTATGCGAAGATCCATTGGTCTCGTATCGTACTTGAGAACAGCGGGTGAAGATCTTTTCCCTCGCGTCACAGGTCGTGTTGTCCGTAGCATTCCGCTAACAAATTTCGGCTTCGTACATTATGCGGAAGTACGCGATAAGGAGATTAAAATGGATGCAAAACGACAGATGAAACTCCTTGCTCGCGGAGGTATTTCAAATATAATGGATCAAGGTGACCCAATTGTTTATAGGGCTTTCAGTCGTATGGCGTGTAATTTTACATTCCCGAAGGCAATCAAGCGTATATTCCCCGGAGATATCAAGAAAGTTTTGAAGCGCGAAATTTCTGCTACTGAAGACATTGACATAGATGAGCAGGTAGAAGAAGAGGGAACCGCGATTAATATTCCTGCCAAAGCAAAAAAGGATTACGAAGTACATAAGAAAGAGGTCATGGATAGCTTACAAAGCAATGCCGGAAGGTATCTTTCAATCAACAATCTAAGAGACAAATATAGTTCTAAAATGGCAGCCATTATTGAGGACATCATCGGTAGTCCCGGTAAGACGCTTGTATATAGTCAATTCCGTGAGATAGAAGGACTTGGTGTTTTGAGATCTTGTCTAATAGCACAGGGATGGGTTGAAATTGATATTGAGCGTCAAGGCAGTGATTATTTGATTCGTGATGCGGATGTTATACTTGATCCGGTGTATAAGAAAAGACGGTTTGTCGTATTCTCAGACGATCGTGTAAAGACGGCTACATTGCTTAATATTTTCAATGGGCAATATGATCGTCTTCCTCTTAGTATGCAGGAACAACTGAAAGGACTTCCGTATAAAAACTTATACGGAGAGATCGCCAGCGTGATGATGATTACTGCTGCTGCCACCGAAGGTATTTCGTTACGTTGTGTGCGCCGTGTTCTTATTATGGAGCCTTTCTGGAATATGGTACGAATGGATCAAGTCATTGGTCGTGCTGTTCGTGCTGGTAGTCATTTGGAATTACCTTATGAGGATCGTACGGTAGATGTATTTGTTTATACTGCTTCCCTGACAGCTAAACAACTTGAAAATGATTTTACACTCAAGACGAAAGACGGCGGTTTATCCTCTGATGAAAGCATTATGGTGGTTGCCGAACGAAAGAACCGTATCATAGAACAATTCCTTATGATGATCAAGTCCTCCGCAATTGATTGTTCTATTCATTCAAACAAGAACAAACCTTTGGAAAATGGATTCCGTTGCTACGCATTCCCCATTAATATGGATAAAGACGCCTTTTCCTATATACCAGACATATTACAAGACGAAGCGCCAAAAGCGCTACGAAATATGCGCAACAGAACAATAAAGGCAAAAGCTGTTATGGTAAAAAATAAAAAATACATCGCATTTGGAGATCCTCCGCAATTGTATGATTATGTGGCTTATAAGGATGCCGGCGTACTTATTCTATCCTAATTATATTTATATTTCTTATTTGAGTTCCTTAAATTTTTGACACACGGTTATACCATGTCGGAAAGGAAACTCGGCCGTATGTTTATCTTTTGTAGTATGTAATGTAAAAATATCATAACCAATACTTTTAAAAATGTTGACCATTTTTCGTTCTACTGGCTGATGAGCATAGCCTCCCTCTTCAGGTATATAAGATCCAAAAATTTGAAATGGCTCATAGTGTAAATTTGTATCATGTAATGCTAATATTGTATTGTCTGTAATAATTCCATTTGCTACATAATAATGAAAAATATCCATTTGTATAATATCGTGACAGTCAAAGAATACTAAATCGACTGCCTGATCGTCTACATCACTAACTGATAGATGCAAAGCGTTTTTAATAATGACTTTGTGATTTTCGGCAAGTATTGGTACCGGATTAATGTCGACCGTATATAGTTTTCCATTTACTTTATCCATACTTTGAAGAAAATTTCTAGCAGAATATCCTTCCCCGCCACCAATTTCTAAAATGCGATTGAGTCGCATTCCTTTAATAATAGAATAAAGGAATAGCGCTTCATCGTCTTGAATAGGACCTAATACCCTTTGGGTTTCTGGTTGTGTTAAATGATTAATATTATAATTTACCATCCTATATATAAAATTATAATTTTTCGCTTTAAATCATTCACATATTATTCAATACACTTATTTTTCTCGTTATTAATAGGACGACGTGCTTCTAATTTTGGCTGTTTTTGTTCTATATCCATTAGTATTTTATAGAAATATTCTACCATACTTTCCCAACGATAATTTGAAAGAATTTCGGATCGTCCTTTCGTAGTAAAACGAAAACGGAACCTACACCAGAGATGAAGCCCATTTATACTGTGGGCCGAACTCTGAAAAGTAATGGCGGCGAGAACAAAACTCGCGCAACTTATCATAAAAGGTAATAAGGAATGGAAGAATATTTGGATCATTTTTATCCAAAAGATCTCGATCAAAACAGACAAAGAACTCTTCTCTACGTTTCTTTTCGATGCCGTTATTTTCAGGCAATATCGTCCATCTATTCCCTAAATATCTATAGCAAACAGGTTTTGTCATTTCATACATTCCTTGTAATCGTTCGCGATTTGTATCATAGAGTATTTGCTGTTCAAAGAGTTCTTTGAGGATATTGACCATATACTTTTCGAAATGTAAATTTTGAGTTGTGATACTCGCTTTTCCATGTATCTTCCGTAATATACCACAATAGCCTACCATTTTACTTTAATTATTATAATTATATTTTATTTATTATATTCATTTTTTATTATTATCATCATTATCCACATTAACACGACGTGCTTCTAATTTTGGCTGTTTTTGTTCTATATCCATTAGTATTTTATAGAAATATTCTACCATACTTTCCCAACGATAATTTGAAAGAATTTCGGATCTTCCTTTTGTACCGTGTTTTGATACGAGAGCAGGATTGTTATAGTATTTCCACATAGCATCCGCATAATCCTTTACATCTGCTATCTCTGCAACGCCTCCAATACCGTCACGGTTCTTATCAATATGATAACTCCATTTTGCTTCTACCGTAATAGAATTTCCCGTATTGAGAAATTCTCTCATACCACCAATATTTGGACATACTTGTGGGCCTCCTACAGCAAGATGTTCAAATTGACACAGACCAAATCCTTCCCCTTCACAAGTATTGAGACCAATATCACAGGCATTATACAAAATATTGATATCACGATCACTCATTTGCTGTGGCTTTGCCATAAACACCAAATATTTACGCGCCTCCTGTGCATCTACGCCTAATTTGCGTATCTCAAAATCATATACATCAAGCATATCCCAATATCCATCGGGTGTTGTTCCAACCATTAGACGCAACGGGCGGTGCTTCTTGTCAGTCTTCATTTTCAACAGATCTTGGTGTCTTTTCACTAATTCCGCGAATGCCATAAGTGTATGATCCCATCTTTTTCGTGGCTGATTTCTATTGAGATTGAGGATGACAAAAGCATCTTCAGGAAGATTATAATGTGATCGTGCCACTGTTTTTGGTATGGGATAATAGGTTTCCGCATCAAAACCGTGTGGAAAGAAATACATAGGTATTTCTTTTTTTACGCCTAATTTACGAGCCATCTGTCTCCAATAAGGTGTAAATGCTATAACCACATCAAAATGTTGATTGATAATATCTATGTATTGACGCCTCTGGTACGGATATACTTGATCCATATAGCTCATAAGTACAAACTTCTTTCTTTCTTCTTCATTGAATTCTTGTATGATATTTGACGCCAGAGCAGATGTAATAACCGAGTCATTAAAGATAATAACAATATCTTGGGGATTTTTTCGCAGATAAGATCCTATTTCCTTTTCACCAAAACCATTTCGCTTTGGCTCTTC